CCTGGCCCAAATCGCCGCGAGTAGGCTAGCGTCTTGGGGGATAGCGGTGGCCACTTCACGCCGTCTTCGCCGGTTCCGCCTCGGGCCTTACGAACGAAGTCCGCATGGATGTCGGATAGCGCCGCAAACCCAAGAGACAGGAAAACACCCTTGGCAACGCCAGTGGTGTCAACAGCCTTGCCGGTGAGCGACAACCGGACTCGGTTAATCACTTCCCTCGCTTGATCGCGCGTACCTCGGAAATAAACTCTAGTAGTCAAACTGGGTCAACTCCGAGTCTTGAGGCCGCTGCTTGGGCATGTTGGTCGAATTGATCGCGACCCGTTGTTGTCGTCGAACGTATCGCCGATCAATGTGCATGTTCGAGAACATCGGGACGTTGAGTCCCTTGAGCGGGACGCCGGGGATCCGCATTTCGTCTCGCATGATGAGCGGTAGCTTTTCCGCGATCCGCTGATACTCTGCAACGAGAGACTCAGGTACCGGGTTTCCTCGACGTTCGCACAAGTAGACGGTGGCCATGACCACGCACCATTGGCGAAGCATCCTGGAGGTTTTCACCCCCGCCTCGTCATACCGCCTCAGAACGTACAGATTGATCTCGTCCGTTGCCTGCGCGATACAGTCGTCTACGGTAGCCTCGGATCCTCGCAGATCGTGAGACGCGAACGCCGCAACACCCGTAGCTCCGAAGAAGTTCTCTACGTCTTCGGCTGTGCAGTAAGTCCAGGTAATTGCCACGTCCACCCCGCATGATTGCTAGAACACGCAAGTGCCGATGGCCAAGTTCGAAGGAACTTGATGGACCATCAGCGCGTTGTCGAGAACGAACAGTTCGGTCGAGGTTGGGTTCGCGATCTCCCGCGACCAAGCATTCATGCCGAACTTCTCGGACTTGGGACCGCCATCGTATTCGGCGATCGGTTCGCCACCGATGTAGCACTCGATGTCCGATCCGTTCGACACTGCGTCAGACGCAATGAAGAACGCCGTGTTGTCGGGGACGTGTGGCGTCCAGGTTTCGGAGCCGGGCTCGCCGATCTCCAAGCCTTCATCGTTGATGCACCACTCGACCCAAGGCATGAACGAGAGTCTCGCCTTAAAGTTCTGAATGGGTCGTCCGTCAGGCCCGGATCCGCTATCCTTGCTGATGATCTCGTAAGGAGTGTTCGCCGTACCGTGTGCCTCTTGCACTGCGTCGTTCTTGATGACCAGAGACCAAATCGACGACTTGGTGACGATCTTCGACAGCCCCGAGCCTGTGAGGCGCTGGAAGGCTGCATGAATCGCGTAGAGGTTGGATGGGATGTCCGCCGACGCGGTGGTGGCCCACGATGTCGAGAGAATGTTCCCGCCTCCCGTCATGTTCAACTGGCTCTTGTTGCCAGCCGGAACGCGCGTTGGGAGTTGCCCCGCCGCACCAGACGAACTGTAGGTCCAGTACCAAGAATCGCCCACGATCTTGTAGTATAAGGAGTCTCGCATCAGCCCGACGAGCATTGCTGTTCGCCAGTTGGCTGCGAGTTGTGCGAGGTATCCGGTCTGCATGGCAATCATCTTCGCCCCGGCTTTGTCGCGCGTGGCTGGATCGTCGATGCGACCGATGTTGTTGACTTGCTCGGCTAGGAGCGGAATCGAACTGTGCATTCGCGGATACTCGAAGGGGATGCGGGAGGCGATCTGCATCTGCATTCGACCCGCTGCCGTACCAGGAGCGCGACCTTGCGCCGTCTTCAACGTGTTGTTGAAAACGTGGTAGGCTCCGAGGCGACCATGCCCCATGTTGGTTTCGTTGTTTCCGCCGGGTTGCAATCCAAACTCCTTGAGTAGAGAGCCAGTGGCCTCGACTCGCTCGCTGATAACCTTGGTAAGTACCTGCGGCTTGAATACGTCCTGGAATAAATTTGGCATCTCTTCAAATCCTCAGTGCCACCCTCGGAATTGAAATTGGTTTGTTTGCGAGCCGCTTAGGCTGCAATCTCGTCGTCAAACAGGAAGCACTTGCCAACGGCCTTGAGTGCCGTTCGCGCTGCGGCTTCGTTGGTGTGGCCGACAAAGGCTGCACCCTTGATAAGCAGTTGGCTAGCTCGAACGTCACCGCTCATCAGCACTCGCACGGGTTGGTCTTGGTCCTCACCGTTCTCGTTGACGACTCGCGTATCATCGAGCAGGATCCCGACAATCGTTTGCGAGCCATCGGATGCCCCAGCGTCATACTGGACCAGCTTCTTGCTGGCGGTGATCTGTCCGAGCACCATCCCAGCGCGAAGAGTCGTTGTCGGTGTATTGACCGCATCGCGAGCCGCTCCGCTCAGGATCCGCGTCACAATGGTTGCGCGAACGCGACCATCCGACACGAACAGAATGGGACGGGTTGCGAGTGCGTCTGCTCTGGTTCCTACGCCTAATGGCATGATTTCGTTCCTCTGGTGCCACCCTTAGAAACGATGACTGGGGTTAGTTGGTTTTCTTGCCGTTGATGAGTCCGACCCAATACTTTTCCTTGGCTTCGGCGTCTTCGGAGTTTGGTGGTTCGGCCACCGACATACGAGCGAGTTTGGACCCGCCTCCCTTGCGGAAGGTGGCTGTCTTGAACGTGCCCTCGGGGATCACTTCGCGCGATCGCATGAACTTTTCGGTTTCCCCTTCTCGGGGCTTGTTGTAGGCATCGAGGGAAAGCCGCTGGGCTGCGATGCGAGCGCTGTAGCGTGCGAACTCTTCGTCCATGATGCGACCGCTATCTCGAAGGGACTCCAGTCGCCCAAGTAGATCGCGATGGTAGGCTGTCTCGGCAAACGCTCTTGCCGATCGGACTTGGGCCGACATGGTTTGAATCTCGGGAGAAGTCACCATGGGAGACCCTGCACCGCTACCCGCTGCGCCCTGGCCTCCGTTGCCCATGACTTGTTTGATGTTATCGACGATGTTGGATGCGTCGGTTCCCTCGGGAAGTGCAATGCCGCACTCTTGGAGCGCGTCCACAATCAAGGCAACAACATCGCTTCCTTGATCGTTCCCGCCGTCAGACGGTGGAGCCATGTCCATGCCTGCGTCTTGGCCTGCTGCCATGTCCATACGCTTAATCCTCGGTGTGTAGTAGTTAGGGGAAACGCCCATGCGGATGACGCATCCCATGGTGATCGGCTCGGCGGGTACAAACGGCCCTTGGCTGTGATCGACCGGGTAATCAACGAGGTCTACCGAGGTAATCACGTCCGCGTAGGTGTGCCCGTGCCCGTCGCGAAATTCAGGGAATATCACAGGGCTGACGAAGATGGAGTTGTGCTCCACCTTCTCGATGGCGCTTGGCGTCAGAACCTCCACCGTGATCTCTGCGGATTGCCCGTCGGGAGTCACTTGGAAGTCCACCATCCGGCCTTCGGTGTTGTGCGCTCCGCGCGTATCGCGTTTGGAGAGGCTGTCCATGGTGATCGGACTGAGCATCTCCAAGTCGTCGAGTTCTGCGTGGTTGAAGTGCATCGGAACGACATAGCCCGCGTCGGACAGTCGCCGAAACTCTTGCTCCCAGTGCTTCAATCGATCAGGAGTGACAGTGACGCTTCCGTCACCGCTTTGGTACTCGTTGACCGATAGAACCGCTTTGCGAAACACCTTGCCCATGAGTGCAGGCTAGAGTGGTGCTTCGCCGTCTCAAAACCGCTAGTTTCGCTGCTTACGCTGCTTGCGAAACTTTCTCAATCTTCCTTCAGATATTCCGGTGCGCCGTTAGCGACGATCTCTTCGCGAATGCGATCGACCACGCTTTGGCGGACGCGCCTTCGACCGCCGGGGAGCCGACAATACGCCAATCGACCCGTCTCGGCCCATTGAGCCACCGCCGTTCTCGTCACTCCAAGTTGCTGCCCTACCTCCGAGAATGACAACAGCGGATCCTCCGAGTGAGTCTTCAACGATCGAATCTTGCGTTCTTTGTCTGTCATAGTGAACCGTGCCTCCCAACAACAACGCCGCCCCATTGTGCGGCCTGCAATTCCTTCGAAACGAAACAAGCGTAAGACGTACCGTCAATTTGATCTGCAACTTCATCTGGCCTCCCCTGCCATGCCGAGTGTTCGCCAATGTAGGTCCGCACCCAAAGGTCCATCGAGTCGGGGACTCGGACCAAGCCATCCTCGACCCGAGAGATTGCCCCGGCTGCGACCGCTCGTTCCAGTTTTGCCCCTCGATGGCTTTCGGCCATGCCGGGCAGTTTGGGTCCGATGAGCCGTGTCTTTCGGCCTTTGATCTCTTTCGCCAATGCGGGCCCGAAGTGTGCGTTCTCGATGTAGGCGATCGGAACGTCCATCGACTCCATGTGGTCGTTGAACCGTGACTTTAGGTCTGGCCATTCGACTTGGATCCGGCATATCGACCGAAGGAACAGGGTGTGGCGAGGCCGATAGTAGTCCCACACTTCGCAGACGCTCCAAGACGCGGGCTTGCCTCGATCTTGGTCCGCGCGATCGCGCGATGTCCCCGCCGTGTCGATCACCGCAAACCGACGTAGCTGGTTCTTTGCTGCCTCGCAGACTTCGCCGTGGTTGAGCCATTGGAGACCGCCATCAGGAAGCACCGTGTAAGTCTTGAACCACTCCCGATCGAAGACGCCCGCTGCTTGGAAGAGCCAGTTGCCTCCGAGGAGCGATTCCCGCTCGGCTCTCGGAAGCGCTCGCAATCGGTTGGCGTAATCGGGATCCCGCTCCAAAAGTGCGGGGTTGTCCGCAAGCGTGGCCGGGATGAACGTGAACGACAGAGGTTTGCCTTCGTAGCCCGACAACTCTTCCCGCGTATCGGCCCACACTAGCTGATCGTCACCGCCTCGGACCATCCATCGAATCTTGCCCGCGCGTTCCGGGATCGGAGTCCCCGCCATGGGATCGATCCACCATTCGAGCATCTTCGCGACCCAGGAGCCCGGCTCCGGGTTGCACGTCGCGCGGACGTAGGGTTCGATGCTCCCGGTTGATCGGGCTCGGGAAACCAGATACCAAAATTGACCCTCCGAAAAGTGAGTCAGTTCATCCCAGCCAATGAGGGCGATCGCGGTCCCTTGCCAATTGAGTTTATCCGCCTCGTTCTCCATGTGACTGAACATGATTCGGCACCCGCTTGGAAACACCGCGTCCATGCTGGCCTGTCGCATCCGACCGCCAAACATCGGGTAGAGCTCGCAGGCTTTATCCCACAGACCCTGCGCGGCTGTGATCTGCTTGTAGGTTCGTCGAAACAACACCGGGGACCATTCGCGTTCGTCGATCCCCCTAAGTGCGTCGAGCAGAAGAGCGTAGGTCT